AGAATAGCCGCTGGTTCTGGTGAGAAGATGCGTAAGGTTGGGTCTAAAGGCGCACCTACAGCCAAGGCATTCAGGAAGTCTAAGAAGACAGCAAAGAGTTTACTTAGTAAGTCCAGATAACAGGCATAGTCTTTCTAGTGTCTACATGGATGAAGGTCTTAGCTACCCCTATCCCATTAAAGCCCATTGACTGAGCGTTCTTTATAATCTGGTACGCTTCGTTACCGTTATTTATTTTAATGTCTGCCGCTATACCTTGTCCGTGGGTTCCAACCTTTGCCTTTCTAGCTTCAATGCTGTGTGTCTTATCCCTGTAACCACTGGTGATGATAAACGGAAATCCGCATACATGACGCAACTCATCCAGCTTATCCATAAAATCAGTACACATCTCATTGTTGCCTGTCTCCTGACAATCAAAGTCTTTTAACTTGAAGTATCTCATTTGTCTCTCTGTACGCCCTTAGCCTTCTCTACAGTTCTCATAGCACCAAGACCTAGCATACCCATAAGAACAGGCATCATCTCAGATAAAGAAATAAGGGGTATTGATACCTCAGACTCAGACAATGCTAATGCAAAGTTAGCCATAGGAATTAAGATGAAGTTACCTGCCATGCCGATTGCACAAATCCAACCTACTGCGGGTCGCCAGCCTGCGACAAACATATTCTTATGTGCCGCCTCTACCTTGTTGACTTCTAGCTGTCCCTTGGCAAGTTCCTGAGCGTGTCTCTCTGCCATTGTAGCAATCTGGTGAGCCAAGACATTACTCTGATCTTTATCTTGTATGAACTTATCAAGAAGCCCTGCTATTGGATTGATCAGGCTATGCAGTATATTCATTTTGACTTTCTATTAACTATCTCTTGTACGGTTTCAGATTCGTAAATCCTAATACCCAACCAGATAATAGTAAATATACTAGCGATAGGTGGCAACCAAGCGGCTAAGGAAAGCACTCCTGTTGATGCGGCAAGTACGTCCAGTGTGTCTTTTGATTGTTCGTCCAGCATGATAAGTTCCTTTTATTTCTCTGACATCGCTTGTGTTGTTTGATAACGAAAGAAGATTCCACCCATTCCGAATAAGGTGCTGGCCAACATGATAGTTTCAGCAGATAGGTTAAGCTGTAGGACGTACACTTGTAGAGCCGCCAAGGTTACACCAAAGACTTGCCATCTGTTACTACGGCTACGCCAGAATTGTTTTACTCTGTCCATAATAATTCCTTATGGTGTTGGTAGTAATGCATACTTAAATGCCTTATCTTCGCTTTGGTTACAAGTCCAAAAATCACTACCAGTATATGCAATGCCAGTAAAACCTGTTCCCTGTGCTAAGATGCTAAAAGACTCTCCTGTATAAGAGCCGCCAGTAGTGTATTTGTAAACACCGCCAGCGTCCCTATCGATTGCCCACAAATCTGAACCGTCATACACAATATCTTTTAGTTTTGTAATCTGTGATGAGGTATTAAAATTAAAAGAATCGTAACTACCACCAGCAGTGTATCGATAAACTTTATTATTGGAAGAATCAGTAATCCAAAAATAAGTTCCGTCCCAAGCGACACCCACAGGAGTAGTGCGTGTGCTAACCGAAAAGTAGTCTCCAGTGTAACTACCTGCCGCAGTGTATTTTCCTACTTTTTTACCGCTGTAAGAAAGCACCCAGAAATGCGTACCATCCCATGTTATACTTTGAGTAGTAGATCCTACGTCAGATACGCTAAAGTTAGTGCCTGTGTAAACGCCACTACTAGTGTATTTATATGCTTTTCTTGAGCTAGACCCAACAGTCCAAATAGTGTCATCATCGGTCTTGTAAAGAATGTCAGCAGTATCACCAGCTACAGCAAAATTATCTCCTGTGTATTGCCAAGATTTAGGGACAACAGCACCACGACCTACAGCCTTGCCTACAGAAAACGCACTTACATTAGCGCCAATCATCACACCACCATTGCATGAATGCCAGTAGCAGTAGTCCCTGTAGCTAGTACTCGGTTAACAGAGCAGATCAGATAGAAGTTATCAGGCACAGCTATTGTGCGAGAAACCCCATATCTGTTGTGAAATGTTACGTCCCCTGCTCCTGTGATGTATAGACCAATAGCAGTGTTGCCAGTGCCTACGTTATCTGCACCGTCAGCAGGAGTTACTGGAACCATATCGTAAACGCTACCGTTAAGTTGACCGCCTACACCTTCAAATGGATTTGACATTTTTAAACCTCGTTAAATTAAGATGGGGACAATGTGCCTAACTGTCCGATGTAAAAATAAAAGTTACCAGATGTAGACCCTATTGGAGTAGCTTCTAACTCATTGTTAGTTGTATCTAGCGTCCATGTAAATGACGGATGACTTGCACCACTACCTGTTATTAATCCATTCTTAGCAATCTCTACAACACCTGAACCGCCTGTAGATTTTGTTACAAGAAGAACATAAGACGCAGAGTTATAAGCACTGCCACTGGTAGGCACACCATTAGTTGCAAGAATATTGAGAACACCAGAGTAATTATTTGAGCTACCAAAGATAGACGCTAAATCAATAACTTTAGTATTAGCGCCAGTAACAGCTAAGTTGTTTACTCGCGTTACATCTACAGGATTAATAACAGCAACACTGCTAATAATGCTTTGTTTAAATTTACAACTGTTTAAACTAACTTTGTGGTCTAAGTCAACTCCTGCGCTTGCTACAGAATATGGCCCATCTACAGCGTTCTCAATAAATCGGTTAATTTGAACATCAACAGAGCTTGTATCTGCTTGGTTGCTGTAAAGCGACCCGTAACCATTGTCACTATCAGCCCCCGTAGAAAAACAACTATCTAACGTACATCGAACACCGGTAAGTAAATACGTCACATCAAGTGCCGCACTAGCCTCAAAATACCAAGCTGATCTAGCCGTTTGTTCTGCCCCGCAATTTTCAAAAGACACTCCCGCAGTGTTGCTAACTCTATAGCCATAGCGCCCCGTATAATCAGCACCGCAAGCAGTAAAAGTGCTGTAAGATACATCACGAATCAAAAAGCCCTGACCTGTTCCAATATTATTAGACGACCTTTGAGCGTAACAATTCATAATGTTTAATGAGGTGTTATATTCTCCGCTAAAATCAAACTGTGTATTGCCGCCTTTAGCCCTACATTGATTCATAGTCACCATGAAGCAACGGTGTACATAAAAGCATGAAGTAATTGCGTTTTGTGCAAACACTCTCTCTACAAATATTTCACTACCATTTTCAAACTCAATACCATAATCGCAACGATTGTTACATAACACTTGAAAATCTTTGAATACACAATATGTTGAGTCAAGAACTTGTATCGCTTGATCGCCAGAAAATCCAGAGGCACAATCAATAATAGTGTTATGTAACCCTTCCCCTTGTAGAGTAATAGACGCTAAGTTGGCCGCGCCACTAGTGCGAACAATAATTGGAGACTTAATGTAGTAGCGCCCTACAGGAAAATAAATTACACCCCCTGTAGTTGTGTCGCTTCCAGTGTCTAAGCTATCAATAGCCGCTTGAATTGCTGGTTGCCAGTCAGTTCCACCAGATGACAAACTCTCAAAATCTTTTATGTTGATCTGAGCGCCTGTAATCATGCTGTTTGTTGCTTTAGTTAAAGCCATGTTATTCTCCTAATTCGGGACGAGTAGCAGGGAACGAATTTGTAGCGGGCCATTGCCTTAGCTCTTCCCTATAGGTTATGTAATCATCACGCTGTGGATGATCTGTTAAAGGCATAATGTAATCAGTAGCGGCTAGTTCTGAATCTCTCCACTGGCGAGCAGTCTCTTCTGCTGTAGGCTCTGGAGATGTAGGTGCAACCCACTCTTCATAGTGTTCAAAGTTAGCCTCAACAAACTCAGCGTCTGCAACGATGGTATTTGTGATGTTACCGTCAGCATCTTTAATTATATATTTCATGTTCTTCTCCTTATGCTGGTAGGTACTGAATGATTACAATGCCATTGCCGCCATTACCGCCAGTAGCGTAAGTGGCACCAGCATCATTGTTACAGCCACCACCACCGCCTCCTATGCCGCCATGACCACCATGAGCGCGTTGTCCCATGCCACTTCCGTCCATGTACCAAGTGCCGCCTCCAGCTAAAAAACCACCTGTCCCATTAGGGGAGTAATTCATTGGGCCATAAGTTGCACTTGCGGCAGTCTTTGAATAAAACATATCGCCACCTTTACCTCCACAAATATAACCGTGGCCTATAATACTTTCTGGGCCTACAGAATCGCAAGAACCACCATACGGATCATTGTCAGCACTTGCACTACCTGCGTTTCCTGTACCTGTAATTCCTACAGCGCCGCCGCCAGTGTAAGCCCCTGCTCCACCAGTGTTGTTTACGTTGCCGTTAGCCGCTGTTCCACCTACTCCTTGAGCAGAGGTAGTAGCCCCTGTACCGCCGTTGGCTGTGAGCGTAGCACTTAATCCTGTACCTGCTACGGTTGTGTTGCCTCCAGTTCCACCAGTTGCATTGTTGTATCCTCCTTCGCCACCTGCACCAACAACTACGGTAAATGAACCAGAAGTTGTAACAGCTAAAGAGTTCTTTTTGCAATATCCTGCGCCACCGCCACTCCTATTACTTCCATCAGTTCCAACACCGCCGCCTCCTGCACCTACAACGTGGATACAAATGTTTCCCGCAACAGGAGGAACCCAAGTTTGTGAGTGCCCTAATACTATGTTTACTGGCAGTCCACCACCGCCACCTATGAAATCTGAAAAATTACTCACGACATTACCCACCCTTGAACTGCGTCCGAATATATGAATTGTATGGAAAGATATGCGGCATCCATTGTAAAGTCAGTCGCACTGCTCATTATGTTACTTCCGTTCCTAGCTACCACTGTGTCTGTAAAGTTACCCACCGTTATTAAGACTCTTTGTCCTATGGTTGGTGAGGCAGGAAGCGTAATCGTCTGTGTAGCAGTATCTACAAAGACATGAGTGTTTACCGTAGCTGTAATAGATGCAGAAGTAACTACAGTTGTTATGCCTACTGCTACAGGCTCTGAAGCTATCTTAGCCGCTGTTACTGCATTGCCTTGTATAGCTAATGTTCCTACACTGTCTGCCGCTGGTGAGCTTATAATAGACGTAGTAAATCCAGCAACCATAACCTCAATAGATGATCCAAGAGGAGGGGCAGTAGAAAAGATAATTGAAGTTCCTGATATAGAGTATGTACTCTTAAACTGATACACACCGTTAATGTAAACAAAGGTATTATTCTTGATAGCAGAAGAGCCAAGAGTAAACGATACTGTAGAACCATTGCCTGAAAACTCATTACTCTTTAACTCAGTAGATAGAACCTCTACTTGCACAAAAGACCTTACCTCGATATTTGCACCGCGAGGAGGAGCTTCAGAAAAAACTAAAGAGGTGTTGTTAGTAACAGAATAAGAGGTTACGTCTTGCATCAAGCCATTTACAATAACATTAAGCATAGAAGCATCTGATGCACTCTCGCTCATTGTAAACGTAGTTGTTGAGCCATCACCAGTAAAAGAATCTCTTGATAGAATCTGGGTCTGACCGCCTACATACGGCTGTACTGTCACTGCCCCTGTAGGGCTAAATGCAAGTAGCTTTTGAGCGCGTTCGTCAGGTAGGGGTAGTTCTATACCAACTATGTTGGGATCGCTGTCAGAGAGCCTTACAGTGCGATCTAAGCCTGATGTAGTCTGCTGTAGTGCTAACCACAGTGCGTCGAAGTCTCCATTAACATCTAATGCTAAGAAGTCACCACTGTTCTGGTAGTTAACGGTACGCTGTAGAGGCATATCTAAGTAGATAGCAATCTCATCACCGCCAGTAGCACCACTAGTTAATGTAACTGTACCACCGTATGAGCCATAGGTAACAGTGTAGTCACCGCCAAGGCTAAGAGTCACTCCATTCTTGAGGACTTTGATGTCGGTGTCGGATAAAGCAGTAAACGTATACGGAAATACCGTCTGACCACTACTGGCAACGTAATCGTTTCTAGTTGTTGCTGATGTTACTGTCATTTTATGGCCTCAATAATTCTGTTAATTATACTATTTTTAGCGTTATAAATCACTCGATGTTTATTCTTCCAGATTACGCAATGCGTCAGAAAGTGCTTCATTAGCTATCCTAGCGGCATCAAGTATTTGGTCATCGTAATCGCGTAACACTTGTTGTTTTTCTTTGCCACTCATTCCTAAGTCTTTGTATATGTTTTTTCTTAACCTGTTAATTTGTTTAATACGTTTGCCTTGTGCGTTGATAATAGGCGTAACAGAAATTAACGCTTCATTTTCTTGCCTGTATTCTTCAAGCCGCTCATCTTTAAATATCTCTAACCCATTTTTAACTTGCGTTGCTAATTTTTGAGTCTCATAAAACTGTTGTACACTATTAGACATGCCCCCAGTAGGATACCTCATAGTAAATGCCCTGACTAAAGGTATGTCAACAGGACTTGTTGGGTCTTCTGGAAACTCTTCTCCATTCCACTCTTTTACTTTTTTAAGCAATACGTCACCTGCATCTGTAATGTAAGGCCCAGATGTTGCAAAAGTTCCCCTAATAAGATTGTCTATTTTTGCTGGAGAATAGTTAAACGCCTTGCCTAACTCTTGCGCGGTCAGTGATGTGCCAGCGGTCTTTCTTTCTTCTGGAGGATCAGCATCCATCCATTCTGGATAAATACGTCTGCCTTGGAAAAAATTATAATTAGTAACTTGTTCAACAGCAGTTTTAATTGGGCTAGGAACAACAGCACTTGGATCATAAACAGGGCTAAGTGCCGTGACTAAGCCTCTAGACAAGTCAAAGAACATGTCAGAAACAGCCGTTTCTCCTTCGGAATCTGCCCATATCATCCATCGCTCTATTGTGCTTCCAAATGCAAAACCTATAGTAAAAGGCTTTGGATACCTAGCCCATGTGTCTCCTACTTTAAATACCCAGAACATATCTCGTTGCCACTCAGGTATTTCTAAGTATTCTTTCTTTTCCTCTTCTGGAGCAAGATACAAGTAATATCCTGTAATCAAAATCTGAGGGATAGTAATCGTAGCAGAAGCATACATTATCATTGCTTTAGGGTTCTTTCTCAAAGCGCGAATAAACTTGTTTGAACCTTGTACACCAGCATTAAAGAATGGCACGTATTTATTTATTTCTTTGCTCGCACTACCTCCTCTAGCAAAGTCTATGCTTGCATCCCTTGCTTCCATAGCACTTTCAGCATCTGTCATTCCTTTTCTTTTAGCCGCGTTGTAAACCCCTATTCGTACACTTTGCTCAATCACAGCACCAATGTCTTGCGGTAAATTTAATGGGTTCTTTAGATATCTTTTAAGCTTACCCTCTTCCTTGAAGATCTCTGCATAAGCATTCTTCACACCCTCGTCAGACATATTCATGTAGCTGTTAAATGATGCTCCTGAAGCTCGCCACCTTTCATACAAGTCGTTCTTGCCAATTCGAGCGGTTAATCCCTTAACTACGTCAATAACATTTGGCCTAGCTTCACTTAATACATAAGATCCATGTACATCTCTAATAAAGTTTCTAGCCATAAACTCTGGAACAATAGTTGCACCAGTACGCAAAATACTTGCAGGTCTACTTAACAACCACCCAAGACCTGTAATTTCTTGTGGATGCATAGATGTCATTGCGGCAACAAGAGATGGATGCACTTTGTAATATTTTCTTTTTCCTTTTACTAAAACTGTAATTACATCCGCAGGTTGAGTTTCTCGAGGTCTTGATATTTTTGTTCCTGTTTTCGGATCTGTTACCGTTTTCATTGCAGGCTTGGTAGTGCTAATGTATTCAGGCATGACATCTGCAAGATCTACTAGCTGATTAGCTACACGGTTCTGGTAAGCAATGTCAGTAATCCTCATGGTATTTCTTATGATAGATTCTATTGGGTCAACAATTTCTTTGTCGCTACCTTCTATTTTTTTAATTACTTGCCCTAACTTTTTGCCAGCAAACGTAGTGCCTGCTTTTACCTGCAATCCTTGTAGTCCTGCTGTTTCACCATACTCTTCATCCATAACTCTTTGGAAAGGAATGTAGTTAGGATTCTCTGCTTTGATAGTGTTGTACTTATCTTGCGACATAACACCAAAAGACACTAGCATTTGTAGCATTCTGTCTTGGTAGTCGTATATCTCTTGTGCAGAAGTGTCTAGCAATACAATGTCTTCACCATATTTTTCACTAATTCTAGCTAAATCTTTAATAGACTTTTCTTTTTGCTTTTCAGTAATCTTTACATCATCCCTGTCCTTTAGGTCTAGGGCATACCTACGCGCAATTAAGTAATCAATTAAGTCTTTCTTTCTCTTTTTTGGATCTCTCTCAATACGCATAGCGTTAAAGTCAAAATCGTTTAATATAGACTTTAGTCCTTTTCCTGTCTCAATCAGCTCTCCCTTATCATTTAAAACAGTTGTTCCGTTGTTAAGTGAACTAAGAGCCATGCCTGTTACACCAGCATACAAGCGCACACTATTCTCTAAGAAGTTGTCTTTACCTCTCTTTGCCGCTTCCTTCGCAACATCTACCAACGCACCTAGATCGTCAATCCACTTATAGTATTCTTCATTAAAAATACTTTCATCTGCCGCAATAGTATCTGGTTCTTGACCAGCACTTAGTTGGTCTTGTTGCGCGCTAGTTATAAGGTCAGGTGCAGGGTTGTCTATATTTTCAATAGACTCTTCTATGGCTTGGTCTACAGTTATTTCTACGCCTTCACTTATTATCTGTGCAACAAACGCATCCCTATCTTTAATTAAAGCTGTAGATACAACCTCCATAGTTTCAGGTTTAAAGTGCATAACTTGCGGCTGTGTAAAACCTTCGTCTGTTAAACCATACTTTTTATTAGGGTCAAAGCCTCTAACTATAATGCCGTCATAGCCCTGCTCTTTTAAATGCTCAACAACATCTTTACCTTTACCCTTCTTTGTAAGTTTATTAAAAATTTTTACAGTATCGGGAGTAAGGACAAAAGCCTTCTCAAAATTTGCTTTAACATGGGCAAGTTCAGATGCGCCAAACCCGACCATATCAGGTGTGTTAAAAAATAAGTTTGAAGTTTCTTCTAGATAAACACCTTGGTCTCCAAAAGTTCCACCATCTCCGTCAAACCTAAACCCCTTAAACTCCCCTATAGGGTCAAATTTTTCTAACGGGCCTAAACTTACAAACTCTCCTATTTCGTTTTCAAATTCACGATTACTTTTACTATACCCATGTAATAAGTCTAAATTACCTGAAAACTCATGGTTTAGCTGTGAGGTTTGTGGCGTTAATTTAACATCACTATCAATTTTTTCTAATTTTATGTGGTTTTTTGGAGTCCAGTATATTTCAACCTTGTGTGGATTTGTCTTAGTAAATTTGCCGCCAACGTGTGTGTATCCATCATAACCATCTTGACTTAGCAATTCTTGCACAGCTTCGAATGATTCTTGTATATAGTCAGCACTCTGATCTGACTCTTGCCTAACAGTATCAAAAATTTCACCTAATGTATTAAGGTGAACAAATTCTCCCATTTCATTTTCATACAAAGGGTAAAGATCATCTAAAATATCCTCGACAGCAACACGATCATTTAAAGAAATTGGCGAATCTAAATCATATAAAACAGGGTCATTAACAACATTTACCTTGTAAATAAATGGCGATTTGCCTTTGCCCTTTTTACTGTATCCTTCTGAAACATCTACCGCATCTGTAGTATAAAATCCTTGCCCATAAATATTAACAGGGCTATAGGTATATTCAGCTAAATTGATTATTTCAGAAGATGTACCATGATATTGTTGGCCCTGCCCTCTTGTGTCAGGCAATTCTTCAACTACATTAGCATCCGCAATTTGATTTAAAGAGTTATCAACAACACCCTCATCAACAAGAGGAGTGTCATCAACAGTAAGCTGGTCATCAACTAACGCGTCTTGCTCTAAAGAAGTTAACTGATCTACTGATTTCTGAGCGTCTTCAAGAGCCATCCCCTTGCGAACTAATAAATTAACTGCCGCTGTTGCCCCTGCTTTTGCACCACCCATAGTCATAATTAAACCAGACTCAAGCAACAACTGCTCTGCATCGGGCGTTATGCCTTCTAGTACGTCAGCCATTGTGTACCCTTCAGTCAGGGCTAAATCAACAGACTCTCGCAAGATGTCAGCTACTCTTTCCTCGCCTAACTCCATCAACATGCCGTTCCAGCCAGCCCTAGTAAATACCTCTGACATGCGAGCATTAGGCTTAATTAGCTGATACGCTTTGTATAGATTGTTTTTTAAATTAGCAGGAAGTTTATTAATGCTAGTAATCGCACCACTTGCAAGAGCGACTTTACCTTTCTGGAAACGCACAGATTTACTTAGCTTTGACGCTACAGCTAGACCTGTTAACTCAGCCGCTATTTCAGCACTTACATATCCGTATGCTTTTAATGCACTTATGGCTGGGCTTTCTTTAGCTTCACGAAATATTAACTGGCCTGTTTCAGAGATCTCTAAGCCTTGCGAGATGCGTATATTGCCGTATGCTTTATATCCTTGTACTGGCATAAGCATAGCACTCTGTGTTGCTACCCTTGCTGTTGCTCCAGCTACCTGCCCTAATACACGGCTTTTAACAAGCTCCTGAGTCGTTTTAAGAGCCGCTACTTGAACGCTCTTACCAACACCGCCTGTAGCCGCAAACTCTGCTACAAACGCAGGAATCTGCTCTCCATAGTACCTAAACTTGCCGCCAAAGGTCATGCCTCTGACTTCCATCTCTATAGACTTGTCTAGCCACTTATCTAAGTATTGCTTGTCTGCCTCAGAAACATCTTGGCCTTCACGAATCCTGTCTGATATACGCAACAACCCAACAGCTTCAGCGCCTTGCACAATACCACCAGCAGGAAGAATTTGTGACCAATCTATAAAATCACCTACTTCACCAATGCCAATAGGATTGTTTAACCACATATCAACAGTGTGTTTAGGAAACCTAGATCGAGCAAGTTCTACAGTGCTATTTCGTTCTTCCTCTCGTTGCTGTATAAGAGGTAAGCCATTCTCTTCTGTGCTATCAAATGTAATTGCATTATTAATAGAGGCTTCATTTTGTTGCATAACACTAGGGCCAATATCCTTAGAAAATATTTCACCTGCTTCTTCTGGGACATCAATAGCTATGCGGTCTTCGGTATCAACGCTCTGTATAAAACGTGCAACAGCATCGTTCATAACCTGATCTGACGCTTCATCAGGGAATTCTAAGACACGACCATCTGCTAACTCTGCATATTTTGGCATTAAATTCCCTTATTAAATCCTATTCCCTTGAGCATCAAACTTAATAATAACGGCTCCAGCAGGGGGTGTGGCCTGTGTTCTGCTTAAAACATCTCGAATGCTTTCTTGAGATCGTTGTCGCTCTTCATCTATCACTTCTGTAGATGTAGATAGTGCATACTTTTCCCATAACTTATACACATCACGGCTCTTTAACTCTTCTCCAGCTTCTTCCGCGCTTCTCACATCATCTTGAACTCGATCAAAAATTCGCGCTCTAATATCATTTCTTAATTCTGGAGGGCTATTGTCATTAATAATTCTATTAGCCGCACCATATCTTGCAGACAATCCAGCAAGCGCACCTGCTTTTTTAGCGGCTGTTAAATTACGCATTTCCCTATTTAGTTTTAATTCATCATCTCTATTAAGATTTCCAGCAGTTCTTTCTTCTTTAATAAACTCGTCAATAGACTGTACGCCTTCTAAGTAGTCAGCATTGTTTGCCTGCAATGAAAGGTCGGCATTAAGACCATATATTCGGTCAATAATAGCTCCATAGATTGAACTATTTGTTTTTGCATTTACAGCTTTTTCAGACTTTACATATCTTCTTAAAATACTTGCTTGCTCGGTTTTTAACTTGCCGTCTTTTTCTGCTCTATCAATTTCTAATAATCTTTCATCAGCATCTATTTCTGTATCTTCTACAAAAGAAGACATTGCCATATAGTTGTCAACACTATTAATTGTGTCTAGCAACGTATTCTTAGTAATCTGTTGTTTAACCAAATCTTTATAGTCTTTAATTTCAGACTCAACAGCGGCAATAATAGACTTGCGCTCTTTTTCATCAACGCTTACCATTTTAGTTGGATCTTCTGGATCAAGAACCTCTAAAACAGTCATTTCTTTTAAACCAGCAAGCGAGTTATTTAAAATTGTAATTTTTTCTTTTGGCTTGTCTTCTAATTCTGGGTTGTTAATAATGTCTCTTCGTAGCTCGCCTAAGACTCCAGCCTGCCTATAGTCAGCCATTCTTTTTTCTTTTTCTTTATAGTATTCTTCAAAATTAACAACGTCTGGGCCAGCGGATATTACAGCGTTATCTTGGTCGAGTATAGATTGAGCTAAACCTTCAGCATCACCTTGAGAAGCAAGATTACTTTGCTCGTTATAAAAATTAATACCTGCTTGAGTAATTTCTCTTTTAGAATCTCTAATTGCATTTTTAGCTTGCTCTTTAATTATTTTATTGCCAGCAGTATTGGACGAGCGATAAAAATAGTTATCTACACTAGCTTTAGCCTCTACTGGTAAATTAGCAGACAGACCCTTATATCCCTCAGTTACCTGTTTTTGAAACGCTGTAAAGTCATTAGGATTTTCTGTTGCTACTCTAGCAATCATGTCACTAGTTTCATTCTGTATGCCAGCCGCATAACCTTGAATTAATTGATTGTTGTAAGCTGTAGCGCCCCACGCTAACGGATCTCTTTTCTTTAACTCCTCACCTTCTTCTATTGCTTTTTCAGCGGCCTGCTGTGCTTGCTCAGGAGCCAACTCTGTAGCCTTAGCCCTTCCAAACTGTTCAGCAACGCCTGCTACAGTCTCTCCTAAGCCTGCTAGAGCCTGCATACGCCTAGATATAGAGTTATCTCCCCCAGTAGGGCGGAACTCTCCGTAAGATTCAATGCGTTGTTGTCTAGGTCGTTTAGCCATTATGTTTCCTTGTTTGCCTGATAGGTTTGAAATCCACCATAAGCATCAGCCGCACCTTTAAGCAAAGTAGATGTAGCCTGAGTGTAAGCAGTTCCTTTATCCATTTTTCCTTGCATTCTTATTTGTCTGCGCTTTAACTTTTCAGACAATCCTATCATCCCTTCACTTGTGCCTATTTGTTTAGCACTTTCCAAAGCAATACTAGCAGGAGTTCCTTCTCCAGTCATACCTGACATAGACGCTCCAACTACATTAGAAGCAAGAACTTTATTTAGCTCTTGTCGTCTTTGTAATTCACGACCTTCAGCGGCAATCTTTTCTTGTCTAGCTTGTTCTATAGCCTGTTCTTCTGCCGCTTTACCAGCTTGTATTTGACCATAGGTACTTACTGCTGTGCCTGCCGCCATTAAACTAGCCACTATTGCAAAACTCATCTAAATATCCTCTGGCTCTAACAAAGCCGCTTCTATCTCGTCTATATCAGTTAAATGTGTAGGGTGATATGTAATCCATACACAGTCTGTTTCAGCGTATATAACACGCTTAGTTTGCGGAATAGTCTCTCCCATAAACGGAGCCTCTATGTCCAAGTTACCAAATTGGCTAGACACCTTACATCTACCCTTTACTACCATGTACAAGTGAGTCGTCTTGTGTAACGCTCCTACTAAGCATACCCCAGCAGGGATAAACAACTCTCTTGCATATAAGCCATCACTAAAATGATGCTTTACTTCTAACTCTACAGTGTCACCTTTTAACATTAATGACTGTAGTTTTAATATCTCATCTTGCTTTGCTACTTGATTTAAGATGATTCTACCTCGTATTCTATAGCTTGGATATGGAATGGTGTAGGACTAGGTACTGTAATCACAGGCTGTATGTCTATGCCCCATCCGTTACCACCATTGTTATCTTCTATAATACCAGTTTGTTCAGGTAGATTGGAATCTAATGGGGTGTTTGCCGCATCTCCAAACTGTCTAATAGGTACAGGATTACCATCAATGTATACACCAGAGCTTTTGTACACTCGTAAGTTCATGCGCGTTATCTTCTTTTCACGCATTTGGTTTTGTCCAGCAGGGCCAGCAGTGTTCAAAGGCATACCTACAATCTTAGGTGTAAAGTTGTAACCTACCTCTACGTCGATTACACCCCCTGAAGGGTCTTGCTCCAGAATAAATGACTTTTCTTCATCAGTTAAAACAATAAAACCGCCTGCTTGGACTACGCGATTATCTAATGTTGTTCCTCTTGCTACAACACTAACCGTTTCTCCGTCTAAATGGTTTGACCCTAAACCCAAGTTATTGCCTGATATGCTTGTGCTTGATTCAAGTCTAACAGACGAATCCATTAAGTAATTAAAATCCCACTTTTCTATTGTGTAAGTAGTAGTAGTATCAGTTGTTCTTTTGTTTACTAGAAATAAATCATTGTTTACTACAGATACAGATACAGTTTTAATAGGGTATTCGGTTCCAGTATTTCCGTTAATCCACTTAGTAAATCCATTAATGTCTTGTGTACGCAAAGTATTGAGGATTGCAGACGTACCATCTTGGTTAACAATAAATACCCAGTTAGCATCTTCTGATAACGATCCAGTCAATGCGGCTAGGTCAAGAGGCTGGTCAATAAGTTGAGAAGACAACACAGATATGTCAGTACTGTTGTAAGCATCTTCATTGTAGTTATACAGGTAGGATCGTAATGTTCTACCGTTTTGATCTACGAACAGTGTTGCACCATCTACAGACTTAACCTCTAGGAACGATGCTCCATGCTGTGTTTGCGCTTCAATAGTAATGTCAGAAGGAGTATTACCTCTAACAATAAACTCTGCCCCTGCTGTAAACACCTGTAGGCCACGATCAGGGTTAATGTCAATAATCTCTGTTAGCTGTCTTGAAGATATGGTTGTAAAGATACCCTCGTCATCATCACCTTCTTCTGTGTAGAAATCAAAGAACGATCCAGACCTAGATGCAAACAAACTCTGTAGCTTAGACTTTGTACCGCCTAACCATAATCTTCCTGCATAGAATGCGGCTGTTTTAGGGTATCCTCTAGTAGCAGACCATACGTCTTCTTTTCTAGGAACTCCTTGAGTAACTAAAGCAAAAGATATTTCGTTAGCTGTACCGCCGCTGTCTGAAGTTGCAAATCCAGAAAACAATTTAAATTCTTTTGTAGACTCACCAGAAATAGTAATAGTGTATTCGGCTGTTGCTGTCCTGCTTACAGACACACCTGTATCACCAAAAATAGGCATCTCTTGTAAGTTTTTTTCTATGTTAAACGCAGAAGATTTTTGTTCATTAAGATTAGCATCTCCAGCAAAAGTAATGTTTTTACTTAACACGCCCTCGACATCTATCTGAAATCTATCGCCTGTTTCAAAATGCAATAACGTCATCGTTGTTACATAACTTGTAGGCGTAGGGCTAGACGCATCATCATAATCATACTGAGGCACATTAAGAAAAGGAATGTCGTCAATAGCAAATGTTGATATATCTGTATGTATTATTCTTTTAGGATGATGATCCTCATGGAACATTAACATGACGTTTTCTGTTTGAACATCACGTACAGTTGCCACCTCGCTAGACTTAAAAGGCAACGGCAAATAAGCTACAGGGACAAAGCTATATGTTTGGTCTGTGACCCTATAAATAGACATATTACCAAAAGAAGGTGTAGTTTCTTCACCCCCAGTAACCACACATAAGTAATGCTTGTCTGTCTCAATGCTAAAGTCAAATGTCTTAACATCAGAAACATCCTCTGTTGAGTAAAGAACATTAAACTCACTAAGTTGTATTTTTAAAGTTCCTAAGTCTCCTGTATCACCAGTTCTTACTATTCTGTAGTATTGACCAACAAAATCAGAGTCTAAACGAATACGATAAGACTTCGCTTCTGCTGTAACAGGCGCAGAGCCTATAGTAGTCCAAGAAGAACCATTGCTTGAAACTTGTATTTTAAATTGACCAGAGCCAGTGCCGCTTAGTTTAATGTCTTTTACATCTATGAACCGACCTGTATGAGTTGTTCCGAGAACATCGTATAAAGCTACAACATAATCAGGATTAGCGCCTGTACCTAATACACCAATATTAGTTGTTGTTAGTCCTACGGTTGAACGATCAAAGTCATTAATATTAGCGACAGTACCGCCTTCAGGCATACTTGAAGTAAATGTCGTAAATGCAGAATATACAAGATTAGGTGTACTAACTGTTTTAGTGAGAGTTCCGCTGGCAGTAGGATTATTAGTTCCAACCGTCCTTTTTGCGTAGACAGTATATGGAAGACCTGATCCAGTAAAAGAAATAACCGTAAAAGTAGACGAATTATTTGTATATGTAGCACCAACAATAGGCAAGCCAGTAGTAACATTAAAAGAAAATAATTGCCCTAATCCACTAAAAATAAAAGGAGCTAAAATGTTTTCTGCGGTATCTACGTGCTGTGTTCCTGCTCTACGCTTTAACCCTCCCTGTGGGACGATAAGCACATTCTCAGCAGTTTCCATGCCTTGATAGTATTGGTCAAGATCAACACGACCTTTAAGTAAAGGAGATAGTTCTCCGCTAACGAAAGAACTTTGCAGGAATTTAGATTTAGCCATTAACGCCTCACATTAATAAATGGTTGGCTTCTCATTGGCTCAGTAGGGTATTGTTGTGAGTCAGTGTAACGCGCCATACGAGATGCGTTCACATACTTGTTTGCATTGATCTCAGCAGATGCCGCACTGTCTCTAATAGAAGGAGCAAAGTCCATTGCCAAAGCATACTCTATCATCTTAGCAAAGTAGACAGGCCATTCGCTTTCAGGAACATTCGCTGTGTAATCAATGTATAAAGGGCCAGATGTATTAGTGTACACCTTATCCCCATAGATTCTGTATCGTACTGCTGGCTCTAACTTAATTACGTTAATCAAGTCAGACGGCAACTGGTACATATTTTGGTATTCAGTTCCTACAGGAGTCTGAGGAGTCATTGCTAGTTGTGCTGTACGTCTGGAAAATCCCCATCGGTACTTAGACATTTCGGACTGTACAATGTTGTCATATAGGTTATTAGCAACTGTCTCTGCTCTGCTATTACCGCTTAATGACGTAACTGGCAGATCGCCAATTAATATCAAGGCGTTAGAAATTAACTTAATCTTTTCTGCCATACTAACCTCTTTGAGAAAGGGGGCCGAAGCCCCCAATCAGTTTACCCAAAAACAACTTATACGTTATCTTTGTACTCAACTTTACAGATACCGTCAACATCACGTACGACAGCACCAGCTTTCATCATGCCGTTGCAGAGCCAAGAAGTCTTCTGTGCAACCCAATCCACAGAGGTCTTCATGTCAATACCAATAGCAAGTCCAACAGCGTCACGGCTAAAGAAGTATGAATCAACAGTGTTAGTTGTAACAGTCAATCCACCTTCAGCACGATCATCAAGAATGATGAACTGGAATCCAGCTAGGCTATTTACGCCACCGCTAACAAGTGCTTTCACAGCTTGGTAGTCAGCAGAAGTTGCCTTCTCATCTTTCAAAAGACCGCCAAGTCCTGCACTGTTAATTGCGGCATACAAGTTAGCATTAGGAACAGCTTGACCACGCAATGCTACTTGAGCATCAATGACCTTAGCCATAGTCAGTCCTGTGCTACCGTGTGCAACAGTAGAAGAAGGAGTGATTGCATCAATAGCATCAATTACTAGCTGGTCACTACGACGACCCAAAGCGCCAGCAATAGTGTCTGCTAACTCTTGTTTCTCGTCAAAGTTTACTTCAGCTTGATCAAAGATGTCCGTGTACTCAGGAGCATTCCAGTTAGCAAGAGTTGCTACTGCAAAGTCATAGCTTATGCCCATAGGAACAACATCAGCAGAGGTTGCTTTTTGGTTAGCAAGTCCTTTGCCCATGTTACGGAATTTGTAGGTGTCGCCAACTACATTGTTACGGATTGTTACGGCAGGCTTCAATAGCCCTTTTTGTGCGTAGGCGTGTTTGACAAGACTGTCAAATTCAATCGACGCTACGGCTGATAGATTAGCACTCATAATGATTTCCTCGAAAAGAGTATTAAAAAAAAGTTTTCAAGGTTTTTTGCTGAGTACCCAGTAAAAATGGTCAGCATTCAACCTAAATTTACTGGGCCTTTGGGAAAAGGGTATCCAGTGTACTGATTATACACCTTTTACCCTATATTAATCAATTACCTGAACCGCCCCACGCTTCCAACATATTCTGAATCTTGCGTTCGTGTTCTATATTTGTGCTTCTTAGGAAGTTTCCTTGATCGTCTTTCTTAAACATCTCTGTCTCGATAGCTTCCCAAGATAGACCTTGAGGGTTATGCCCTCCTTCCATTGGCAGTTTAGCAGGAGCAGTAGCCTGTACTAGCATTTCAACAAGTGCAATAGTATCTGCGCTTGTTACTAAGTCTCTTGCTTGCTCGTAAGTCTCTGGATCAAGGTTGTTCTTCATAAACCCTTCTACAGTCTTAATTCTTTCCTGAGCATTCTCTCCCAGCTTCTCTAGCTCGTATTCTTGATTAACCTCTTGCGCGGCATAATCTTGAGCAGACAATAGTTCCCATGCTTCCCCGAACGCATCAGCACTCATGTTGGTCTTAGTAGCAAATGCCTCTAACTCTTGATACAAAGCATCATCACTCTCAATGCCTTCAGGGGGTGTATAACCGTCTTTAGGAGTTCCTTTAAATCCACCGAACTTCTTTGATAACTCAGAATATCCTTTAGCTTGATCTGCTACAGACTTATATTTTGTATCTAGCCATTCGGGTACTTCACCAGTTCCTTTGATACCATCGGTTAAAAAATACTCACCTTCTAAAAGTTCTGGTGTAGCACTGTCTAACAAGGTATCGCTTTGTACAGCGGCTTGTTCTTCTGACATAACTTAGTCCTTATTTGATTTCAGCTTGTTTCATCTGATTGATTAAAAACTTAATTACCCCACCCTCACCATTATGGTAAGCGGCTTCATAATTAATATTTTCTGAACCAAAAGAAGTGTCGTTCTCATATACAAACCTTCTGGTCAGGTCTGCTAAGATACGCGCTCCATCATCAGTTGTAAAGACTCTGTGATATGCCTTAGCTAAGTCGTTAGCATTACGCTTACGTATTTCTGCTTGTTTTTTAGCAACTTCTGAATCAGCAAGTTGATCAATATTTGACCAACTCATTGAACAGGCATCGGTGCTTGCGAGGGTTTCATACCAGCTTGTGCGGCTTCTGCACCTGCCTGAATAACCTGTGCTTTCTCAGTAGGTGTTCTTACAAGTTCAGCAGGCATTCCAGTCTTAGACGCTACCCATGTTCCAAAGTCTTCTTGCTTGAATCCAATCTTAGCTTGATCTGGGCCAGCATTCTGCAAGACAAACTGTACTGCTTGTTGGACATTGATAATATCTTCAGCATCCTGTGCTTTAGCTAGAGGTGATAAGAACTTAATCTCAATGTCACGCCCATCTAACTTTAAAGGCTGTAGTATTCCCCTACGTGTAAGGATATGGACAACACGTTTAAGGATAGGAACAAGAACTTCTGTTTGTAATCGACCAAACGCACTACCGATTCTCTTAGCTAACTCTCTTGACTCTATGGCTACCTCTGTCGCAGAACGCACAGCACCAGTAGGATCGCGCAGATCGTTAAACAAAGCACGTTTAATAGCAGTCTGTAGCTCCTGCATTTCAAATTGCGCCAATGCTAGGTTAGCACCAGTATCTAATCTTTGAATAGAAGGGTTAGATGAGTTGTTAGAACCAACTGGAATAACAACCCCTGGGCTTATAACAATATTGTAGGGGTTAGTCACGCCATCATCTGTAGCTGTATACATACCTGACAGGTCAATAGCGGCTTTCTGTAGTACAAATTCTTTTACTTTGTTTAGTGAACGCACATCAGGCAACGCCTGTACAGCAGGGCCACGACCACGTATCTCACCAGAGACTTTAGAGTAACGACCAGTTACCCAAGGGCTTGAGTCACCAAAGTCTTCTTTCCAGCTTATACGATCTTCACCTTTGACCCATACACAGCCGTAGTATTTCTCAGACTTAGGCATATACACAACGCCTTCACTAAGTTCTACTTCTGCATCGGGCTGATTGTCTATTAAGTTCTGTACATTTTCTGAAGGCTTGAAACCTCTCCACTGTCTTTTAAGGTTACGCGCCTTAACATTAAACCTGCGCCAGTGTGTCTCAATAGAGCCATACGGCCCTTCTTCAAACGCAATACCTTTCTGTGGGATAGCGTTAAACACTAATGGCATATTCGTGTTGTCAGTCTCATCAATACGTAATGTACCTGTACCGACTAAGAGATCAAGAGCGTGCTCATAGAACTGTGTAGCAAAGTTAGATCGGTTAATAAAATCAAATACAATGTCTGCTTGCTCTTCTAGGTTTTTTCTTATGTCTTCTTCAGAGACATCAAACTCACCAGTCTCTAATGCCTTAACAACATTTAAGGATGGAGCAAAGGTTGCCCAGTTACTCCAGATAGGAGCAATGTTTTCTTGTAGCTTACTCGCTCCCTGCTGGATAGCTTCGATAGCAGTAGAGTCAAAGATACGATCCATCTTCTTTGAGCCAGTAGTATTAGAGTCAAACAAGTTTCTGTTAGGAAGAAAGTATTCATAGGTATCATCTAATAGGTCATACCATGATGCCATCTTGTTAAACGCTACAGACTCTCTAGTTTTTAAATCTTCTAATGATCCTAATTCTTTTGGCAATTTCATTTATCTAGCCTTTTTTGTAGGATTGGTAGTTGCAGTATATCCTGTACCAGAGCGTAACCCAGAGCTTCCTGCGCCACCTCCTCCAAACATACCAGCCCCAGTAAACCCTCTTGCTACACCTGATTGCCCACTAGCACTGCCAGCTTTTGCTAACAAGGACTTAGACCCTAGCTTGCCACGAGCCAAAGCTTTTAATCTTTTCTCACTTTCTTCCATCTCTTCATCGAGCATTCTACTTTGTCTTTCTACTACAGCTTTCTCTTGTGCCGTAGGCTCTGGTGTTTTAGGCCGCTTCATGGTGACTCCTTAGATGCTTTAATAATTGATATGGTGTTAGAATGAAAGGATTGTTGATACCTAATATCTGTTTAGTATGACCTACACAAGTATTCAGCATAAATAATGATCTTCTGCATTCTCTAGGTATATAACTCTTCATTATATATTTACCCTCGATTATACTCTTTTGGTCTATTACAGTAAATAAATCGACGCTTTTGACTGATTTTCCGTAAATAATGAAAGAATTTGGCGTAGGCTTGACAATATAACAGTGCCTAATGCCTTTTTTTAAGAATTTTGACCACCATCTTTGCTGATCATCCTCAAAAATCACATAAACTTTAGAAGACACTGACTTGTATCTTTGCTGTTACAGGTTTAGAAAACGTATCAGTACGTCTTAATGCGGCACGACCCTCGCCCTCACCTTGCAATGCGTACTCCAAAGCCTCAACAGGGTGTGAATATTCGTTCTTATCAGGCTCATCAGTGTATCTTTCCCCTGTAGTCTGGACTCTACGGTAGCAGAAACCACCTTGTAACCCTTTGCGGATCATAGATGCTTTAGGTAGGACGATGAATCTAGGCTTACCATCCATACACATTTCTTTCATAGGCACTTCTAGCGCGGCTCTACGCTTCATAGGATCATTAGAGGCAGTAGGTTGACAGGGAATACCTGCGGCTCGCATGATTTGGAACGGTGTTTCAGAGTTAGACTGGTTCTTATTGTTACCAGAGGGATCACCCCATCCCTTAAACGTGTGATTAGGGTAGACTTCT